AGGTTTAGGTGTGCATACATGTCCATCACTCCATTTGATTCCTGGAGGTGGTGTTGTTTCTGGTGAGCTGTACTTGGTACCACACTCACTACATTCAAATTTGTTCATTGTCTTTTTCTTTTATTATTTTTTCAAAAAAATTTCCATGAAAAGTGGTATGTGCTTCCACATTTATTTGTTTCTTGATTCCATTTGATTCATATTTACAAATGCTTCTCCAAATTACAATACCATCTTGTGTTCTTTTAAAATGTTCAAGTGTCATATCTTATTTGTTTTTAAGTCCTTGTAAAAATATACGACCAATAGCTGTAGGTTGAAATCTTCTTTTATTCCATCCTTCAAAAGTAGTACTAACTAATGGATTCCATTGACTTTCCCATACATGTCCTGTTGTATCTTTAAGGTGATCGTGTATTGTAATACAATCTTCTGCATCTTGTTTATACTCTGTTTTCAATTGCAATTGCAATCTATCCATTAATTTGCCCATAGTATTTATGTTTTAAATTAAATATAAGAAATAAGGGCTCCACTACAGAGCCCTCTATTTCCCTCCCTAATAACCCAACTTTTCAAGTTGGTCTATACTGGCCTCTACAATATACACACCATGTGTCATTGTACATCCGAATGCAAGACTAATTGCAAACGCTAATTTTCTGAAGTGGTAGAACTCTGTTGGTTCCATTTTGATTTTTTTCATGTTTTTAATTATTAAGGATTGATAAATACAAATAAAAAACCCTACACACTTGAGACATGTGTAGGGAATGGTAAAAGTTATGTACAATGCGAAAATACATAACTAGTGGAGGCGGAGAGATTCTCATTTATATAAACGAACTATACTCCTAATTTTAATATTGTTAATAGTTTAAACATATCTTCATCAGACATATCTGCTTTCATATGGTTCATAGCAATGCTTATGAACTGTACATTATCTTTTATATATCCTAACGAAGAATCTATTCTATCTACACTTGCTGTGTATATATGAGAATTAGATCCTGCTGTAGGATGTATAAGTTGAACTTTAGAATAAACACAAAGACCATTTTGTTTATCCCACTGATCTTTTAAATCTTGTAAAGATAAGTCAAAAGATTTGTTTCTTCTACTAGCTCTTCTTAGATGTTCTCTAAAGTCACTAAACTCATCTCTTCTATTAGAAGGATTTAGATGTGTAGTATCTTTAGGATTAATTTTATTCAAATGTTCTATGTTAGAAGGAATACTTTTTGAACACTTCATTGAACAATAATTTAATCTACCTACTTTTAAACTTCTCTTTATCTCAGATACATCTTTGTTAAAGATTGTTTTACAATAACAACATTGCACTTCTTCTTGTTTTCTTTTATATTTTTTCATAGTTGTATTAATTTAATAATACAAATATAATAAATATATTTGGAATAACAATGAAAGTGCACAGTTATTTTTGTGGAAGTGGAGGCGTTGGGATTCGAACCCAAGTGTTGCTTACTTCGATAATACAATTTTATACAGCTTTGTGCAGATTCTAATGTTTTTTACTTCCTAATAATCTACTAAATTTGGGAAGGAGATCGACTGTAAACAGTCAAAACCACCACTCTGTTTAATCTAACAGAGAAATCTTTGAATGTTTAGGCTGCTACAGCAACTTCTTCTCTCAATAAAGAGAATACTTTGTTCATGTTAGCTTCGATTTGTGCGTTGTCTCCTAGAGATACTACACGTGTGTTTGTATTGCCATTTAATTAATTCATCTTAGTTTACAGTTATCTCTCTGGCTGAATTGTAAGACCTATAATAACCAGTCAATTCCAGTCGCCCCCAATTTACTAGTCTTTCCTAGCTGTCACTCGTTAGATTATGCTCTCTGGACTTTATGAGTTAAGCCCTGTTAACCGTAAGCATTTCGGTTCGTCTGCAACTAAATGTAAACCTGTGACGAATTTTCCTTATCGTTTACACCTTGCTAAGTAGTCAGGACAGGATTCGAACCTATAACATAACAATCGCTTTCAACCTTCTAGTTAGCGTCTACCAATTCCGCCACCTGACTATTTAATCTACTTTTTACAGAAGTTAATTAGTATAACTGTTGCTTATTTCTAAGCATTTGTAAAGTGTTTAGCACCCTCTTTCTTATTAGTGTGTAGAATTCTAACACCATACTTCTCTCTGATAAGAGTAGGGTCACGTAGCTTGCATTTATCTATTTAAAGATTTACAAATTTAAATACTCCATCAATGTGGAGTTACTACTTGCTGAGAACTCATTATGTAAGTGTGGCACTATTTATTCCTCCACATGTTTTAAGTGTTGCTTTCTCAAGGCAACTCACATTCTACCATTACTGATAGTATCTTTATATAAATTATAAACTGTACGCTTCCACAGCAGTTATAGTTTCATCCACTAACATTTAAGTTAGCAACCATTTGGTGCTTCTTTTATTATAATTTACAAAGGTATTCAATGTTTAACCTTATATTTTTTAGTTAACTGTCTTAACAAATGGTAATGAACCACCAGAATATGTTGTTGGTAACTTACCATTCCATTTGTTGATTGCTTTCTCTTGCAATAACTGAGGAGTGATACCAGCACTTCTAATCTTGTTTTGTTCAGTCTTTAATGCTTCTAGTTCATTTCTCTTTCTTTGCTCAGCAATCTGTTGATCTAATACAGAAATGTTTGTGTTCACTTCATTACGACTATCGATCTTTGCTTTCACTTTCTTAGAGAAGTCTAAGTTAAGACTGAAGCTGATTAATTCTAATCCTGATTTCTCAAACTCTTTCTTAACTATAGCTTGAACATACTGCTCAAATTTCAATGAACCACCATTAGCCATTAATGAATCTGTTGTATAAGCTCTTGATGCTTCTTTAATGATGTCATAAATACGAGGCTCTAATACATTATCTTGTAAAGCTTTCATGAAATCATCACCTGAACCAAGTCTAGCATTCTGGAAGACAACATCAACCACTTTAGCTGGAATCACTTTATATGAATACAATGGTTTAGATGAGAAGGCAGTGTTATCTGCAGCTTTAATGCTTAATGTTCTCTCTGTTCCTTCTTCATCAGTGAACACACCTCTTTGTTCCCATGCTGGTACTTGAAATAATTCTGTACCTGCTGATAATGTACTCACTCTACCTTGTTGTTTAGAATAGTCATCTTTACCATTCTTACCGTAGTTTTCCATTAATACACCATAATAGTTTGGTGCAACACGCTCACATGATGTCAATAACATCAAACCTAATAATAATCCTAATACTTTTTTCATTTTTTCTGTTGGTTTTTAAATTTGTTTTCTAAATAATAAATTGAGGTTGCAACTCCTCCAATTGCAATTGCTATTCCTACCCACGAATTAAAATGGTTAAATAAGAATGATGCTAAAAATATCCATACTAGGAAAATTAGCAATGTTAATAAAATTTTCATCGATATTGGTTTTAATTAATAAAAATCCCTGCAAATATACTTCACAGGGATTAATAAAACAAACAATTAACTTTTAATCTGTTGCTTTCCTACATCTTTAGAATAAGCAAACGTTTCAAGATCATATGTAATCTCAATTTGTTTACCTTCTGTAGCAAGACAAAGATCTTTTAGCTCTTCACTGAATGACATCAATGAAATAGCATTCACCTTGTAAGGAAACTCATCAGTACCCACTCTATCTTCACCATCATTGATGATTAATATCTCAGGTTTCTCTTCAGATAGATTTACATCTAGATTATGTAATTTACCACTGTGCACTTGATCAGCAACATATTCTACTATGTCACCAATTGCTGTACCACCACCATTAGGCTCATTAGAGAATGTCTGCCAGAACTTAATCACATCATCTCTATCCTTGATGTGTTGGAAATTAAGTTCATCACAATCCTCAACAAAGTAACTAAAATACACCTCAGCTTCTCCTTTCATTACATATCTGAACCTGTCGATTAATATAGCATTTACCCATATTTGTTTCTCATCTTCAGACATACTTCCTGAGTAATCTAGAAGAATAATAATCTTCTGAATCTGCTCTTTTCTATCAACAGGTACACTAACAGTTAAGTCTTTAGTTAAGAACTTACTTCTGAAGTTTGGATATACCTTTTGCATTAGATTCATCATATGAATCTGAGAATAGTCTCTCATAATCATAGTAGAATACTGATCAGAATTAGCAACTATCTTCTCAGAGATTTCTTTCTCCACTTTGAACTCACTACCAAATTGACCTACAAGAGATAGGTGATTCATAATCTCCATCTTTCTTTGTTTACTAAGCTCATTAAGATCTAATTGTTCATTGATTGTTGGATCAAAATACAATTCTCTATCAAAGTCAAGTCTTTTAGTCATGTCTATCTCTTTGTCTTCACCATTATCATCTTCATCTCTTTCTTCTCTAGTTGTTTGACCTTTCAGTTTCAAATAAATAGATACAGCTTGTTCTAATGGTGAGAATCCAGGAATGAATTGTTCAAATATACTATCGTACAAAGCTTTCTTTTGTTGATACTCACCTTGTTCAGATTCTGATAGCTTATCATAGTCTGCATACTTCTCAGCAACATATTCTCTTTCATCAATCATCTTGAAATAACATATACGTGCTAGTTCTTTGATTGTATCAATAGATGTTTGCTTTGGTGCATGTACTTTCTTTCTGATCTCTGCAGCTGTTGGTGTTAGATAGTTAACTGGATCTTTAACAAACAGATCATCGTTATTATCAGTATCACCATAGTCCCAAGAGTAAGAGAATGATGACCAGCTTGATTTTGACCAACCACCTCCACCATATTTACTCTTCCAACCACCCTTGCTCTTTTTAGGAGCATAGGTGGGTGTGTAATAATCACCATCATAGTAATCATCCCACAAGCTTGATTGTGCCATTAGATGAATGAAGCAATGGTTAAGTTCTTCTCAAACTTCTCAAGAGCAGATGTACCTGCTTTAACAAGCTGTGAGTGTACATGTACAACATCATCACCCACTACTAATCCTTTGATATCAGACAATTGTTTCTTAAGGTCTGAAATAGCAGTTTTGTACATTTTCTCATCTTCTCTAGATACCAATGGTAGAGTTGTTAGAGTTTCGATGCTAAATGTAATAGCTGCAGACAAATCTCTAAACTTGATTGTTGATTCAAACTTCTTGATTGCTTCAGAGATCAAAGATGGTTTCTTAGCAAACTCTGCAATAAATGATAATGATTCTGGACCACATTCATCATACACTTGATATGCTGTAACAGCAACACGAGGTGAAATAGTAATACCATTCTTAGCATACTCTTGTAATAAGTATGGAATCACTGGATCCACTTCTCCTTCACCAAATTTACTCTCAAGCAACTTGTTGTAGCTGATTTCTGTATAGTTATCCCATATTACATTAAGCTCAAGAGGAAAACGCTCCATCAATGCTTTCAATGACATATTCTTAGAGAATTCATCACGAGTTCTGTTAGTACAACAGATGATGAATTTAGTGTTGATAGGAAATATCTGTGTACCATTTCTGAATACACCACTAGATAGAATGTCCTTCAACTGCTCTAAGATGAAATCAGGTGCATCGAATAACTCTTCGAAGATAACATATTCATGATTCATGAATGAATTGTGTACTAAATACTCAATCTTACCTGTTGTTTCGAATGTAGGAATGTCAAGACCACCAAACAATCTGTCTGTAGTCATACCTGTACCCATAGTTTGGATAAAAGGATCAATACCTTTAGCTTTTAAGAAATCTAATGTAATCTCTGATTTACCATGACCACCTGGACCATATAAAATAACATTCTTAGCTGTAGAAAATCCTACGTTTAAGATACTAACTGTTTTATCCATGAATACAAACTTCTCTGCTACTGGATTCTTTACTGCGTTCTTAGTTTTTCCCATTTTTTCTTTTGTTTTTAAGGAGTTTTGATTTAATTGTTTTACTTGTTCTATTACTTCTGTAATGTCTACTATTTCTTCTTCTTTAAGAATGTAATCATCTGGTTCGAATGTCCAACTATCCATGATAAATGATTTACCTTGGTCCATTTTTGAATTAAATGTATCAGGAATAACCATTCCTATATATTTATTCATTTCACCATCTTCACACCAACCATTTGGATAACCACCATCAGGATGATTACAATATCCATCTTCTGTCCAAAGATCGTCTTCTTTAAATTCTTCTATTGTCTTGAATCTATATTTACTCATAGCTTTAATGTAAAAGGAGAGCCATTACAGCTCTCCTGTTGATTAAAATTCATACATAGGATTAGAATCTTCTTCTTCTTCTTTTTCTCCACACATGATGTCAAATTGATCACCTATTGTTCTCAATGTCTTTCCTAATTGTATAGCAAGATTCTTTACTGCCTCAGGTGTTAGACTATCTAACCACTCCTGTTGCTTTTCTTCTGTACAATCTTCAAAACATGTAGGTTGTCTTCTTTCATCACCTGGTAATGTATCAAATATGAACACACCAGATAGACTTCTACGTGTTGGATTAGTCATCATCTCCATCACCTTCTTGTTTATCAACAATACTATCAAGAAAGTCTTTCAGCTCTTGTGGAAGATTATTACCATCTATAAGACCACCTGTTTTACCTTCTCTTGCCATTCTAATAAGCATTTCTTTGATGTGATCTGGAATATCATCACTATCTATAGCAATTTTCTTCACTATGCTTTTCATTTTATCTTTCATCATTTCAGTGAAGCCATCTAACTTTTCTTGTAAGAAGAATGATGCCATTACAACCAATTGGCTATAACTAAATTGATGAAGACATGCTTCTACTAACATACTTGGTGATATGTCATCTTTCACATCTTTATTTTCATCGAATAGAGTGTCTTTTAATACATCTCTAACTTGATCTTGAAGATCATTTAAGAACTCTTCTGATACACCTATTGCATTGTGCATCTTCTTTTGACCGTGGTCAAAACTAAAAATACTTGTTGTTGTACTCATTTTGTTTGTTATTAAGGATTTATTGTTCAATTCTTTCTCGAACGTCTATAATACGTTCTTTTACAATTCCATTTCTGAAGTTGTATAACACTTCAACGATTAAACGTCTAGACTTAATGCGATTTAAAGGATTAGTTGAACCAACTAATGTTCCTTTTAATATCCTAGGTCTCATTGTATTATAATAATAAGCGTATTATATTCATAACAGCTACAATTGCAAATAAAACTGCTGAGATGATTAGAGATCTTGTTAATCTCTTGTTCTCTGTTTTATAGAATTCTGTTTCTTCTTCACATAATTCTATAAGTCTACTCTTCATATCAAGTAGTTCATCAGCCATTTCTAATGCTTTCTGCTGATTGATTACTAGATCTTCTAGTTTTTCTACTTTGTAGTAGAATGATTCTTGTGTTTCTTTTGCCATGTTGATTAAAATTTAATTGTTAGTCTTTAAATATATTCTTGCCAAAGTATAAGAACACTCTAGCAACTAGTAGCCACAAGACAAAACTTATGACTACCTGTGCTATAAATGTCATCATTCTTTCTTCTCTGCTATTTCCATTCCTATAATAACAGGAAATGTTATTGGACTCAATAACCATATGAACCAAGCTTCTGTTGGTACATCGTTATTCTTTGTGAATGATTGGATCAACATACCTAGCATAATTAAGTATGTGACCATTATGTATAATAATATCATTATCATAATCTTATTCGTTAAAAGTTTCGTTATAATATTCCTCAGCTCCTTTTGGAATATGTGAGCTTACTGAAAAGCTTTTTCTCATAGTTTCAATTCCAGAACCATAAGCATTCTTAACATTTTGCTTTTCTATTTCTTTGGCTTGATTGATTTCATCTTCAAATATTGCTTTTAAATGATTGGTTTGTAATACTTTATCTATTAACCATTCTACTGCTGTTTGTTTCATAATTATCCTTTGTTAAATGTTTCTTCGTAATATTGTTGTGCTAATTCTTTAACTCCAAACAATGATATTTTACAATCTAACGCCTCAGCTGTTCTAAAACTACCATTTACATCAGCATCAATAATCTGTTGCTTTTCCATTTCTTTGGCTTTTTTCAAATCATTTGTAGTTATAATTCCGAATGTATCTCTCATTCTTTCTAAAAATTCTACTGCTGTTTTTTCCATATCTTATTTGTTTTTTAATTGTTCAATCCATTTTTTTAAGACCTCTGTTGGAGTGGTTCCTTTTTTCTCAAACAATGACTTTGAACCTTCGGATCTATAAAGTTCGCCAAACTTAACTGCTTTCATTATATCTTCCTCACTAAACTTATTCTTATCTTGTTCTTGTTGCCATTTTGGTTGTTCAACATAATTGCCATAGTGTTTTTTCTCCCATTCTTCAAATGTTAGTTTTTCATTATACATAGCTGTAGCAAAAGAATATATACATTCTCTTTTTATTTTATGAAATTGAACGTTTAAGTCATAATTATCATCTAAAATATTTTCAAGGATTTTAGCTTCTTTGTTATCTTGCTCTTGTTGCCATTTAGCACCATCAATAAAGGCAAATTCTTCTTTTCTTTTAGTAAAATTATTAAAATAATTTTCAGCAGCTTCTTCAAGTGTTTCTTGTTCCATATCTTATTTGTTTTTAAATTTATCTGATTGTGTCCATAGTGTTAAAACTACAATACTTCCTATAAAAAACCCTGTTAATATACCAAAAATAAATGCTTCTGCCATATCTTATTTTTTTTTAAATTGTTCAAACCATTTATTTTGTTTTCTTGTCCACTCAAAAGAATTTCCAATGTCTTGTTCCAACCCTAAATTAGCGCCATAATCAATAGCATTTCTAACTTCTTCCTCACTATACATTTTCTTGTCTTGTTCTTGTTGCCATTTAGCACCAAATTCAGCACATTGTAAAAAATCAATATAAACTGATTGGTCTAACAACATTGTTCTTACAAACTTATTTAAAGCTTCTTCAAGCGTTTCTTGTTTATCAAAATTAATAAACTCATAAGCATTACTTCTATTAGCCAATACTTCTTCTTTTGGTATTATTTTAAATTCGTGTTTCATATCTTATTGGTTTTTATAAGGTTCAATATTTTTAATAAAAACAGATAAAAGATATAAAAATTCCAATATAATAAAAATAACAAAAACACATATAATACCTACTAATACTAATCTTAAATCTTCTAATAATAGTTTATTATCTTTTCTTATTTGTTCTTTTTTTGATAAATCCCACTTATAATTATTATTATTTTCCATATCTTATTTGTTTTTATTGTTTAAATCCAATGTAAATACTATCAGAGACAGAAGACACATATAATGTATCTCCTGCTCTTACAGCTTGTATTTCTTCTGGATATGAAATTGGTTTTGTTTTGCTCTCAGTGAGCTCATCATTAATGTAAACAGCAAAATAGCTAAATACATAAAGAATACATATAGTGAACACTATAATAAATGCATTGTTTACTAATTGATTTCTCATAATCCTATAAGATTATCGAAACAACTCTCTAACAATTCTGTTAGAGATTGTCTCTCGGTTAATAATGAATTGATTTGTTCTTCAACAATATGTATGTTTACATCATCGTGAGAATCTTTAAGACTATCTAATGAACGTATTTCATTAGTTATGTCTTGTATTTGTTGTTCAATGATTTCTGTTCTCATAATCCTATAATTTGCATGTTAGTGATACTACACTCTTCTTTGGTTAGTTCGTGTATATTTGATGACTCTTCTTTTGTCCAGTCAAAGAACTCATCCACAATAGAACTCTTTCTCTTGAATATAGAATAAGTCTTTCTTTTTGTTCTATTGCCTGCATTTTCATTACCTAAGTAAGTGAAATGAAATATTACTACTCTTTTCATGTTATTTGTTATTAAGGAGATTATTTAATTCTTTCATTTTAGAGAGTATATCATCTATACTCTTCAATTGTGGATTGTAATTATCAGCTAATTCTTCAAACTCTTCCATAGGCATAATATTAAGATCATCATCTTGATCATCATCTAAGGTATCTATATAGAATCCTATGCGAAGATCATCATCAACATTTTCCCAATACTTTAGATATTGATCTTCTTCATCATCCATGTAGTTAAATCCAAGTTCTACGTCTTTCCAAATAGGAAGCTCATACTTCTCACATATATCTCTTAGCTTATCACAGTCTGATTGATCATAGACTTGTACAGCAGCTTTAAATATTTGATGTTGCGTATCCATCACTCAAGATATTTATCTAGATCAGCACCAACTATTATAAATGGTATCCAACCAATTAAGAACATAAGCATTATTGTTGCAGTATGTGTCATACAATCTCTGTATGATAGATCAGATAACATCCAACCTATTAGTCCCATTACACACCATGTAATAAGAATTGTAGCTATTACAGCTAACATAATTTTTGTTGATTTCATTTGTTATTAAGGAATTAGTTCATCTAAACTGTCTTCAAGCATTTCACCGAAATATGTACCACCATTGTAAAACTGTCCAATGAATGATATACTACCATCATCATGTTTTGTAAGATGCATGAAATAATCATTGTCTTCTGATTCAACATGATCTTTTACAAGATATAAAGAACATTTATGAATGAAATACTCTGGTCTGTTGTGTCTTTTAGCACTCCATTCACCAAATTCATCCATAAACTCTTCTTGCCAATCATCAGCTTGTGTAGCTAATGTAATATTATGTTCAAATGCAATGTCTATACATTTCTCTTCTAATGTTGTGTCTATTTGTACAGGAACTAATCTGCCTGTATGAAATTCTACTCTACTCATTGTTATTAAGGAATTTAACGTGATTCTACTTTAATCTTATATATTTTATCTGACATGCCAGAAGCATCTAACATATCTCTTAACTCTTTAGCAACAGTTTCATGATTGCCACCAAATACTTCAATGATATACTTTGCTTTACCTTCTTTACTTCCACCAGGAACAAAATATTCTCTAGATGGTTCTGTTGTTCTTCTAATCTTATTATCAGAGGATGAAACATAAAATGTTGTTGTTGTGCTCATGCTATTAAGGAATTAGTTTTAGTTCTTTTGCTCTACGTATCACTTCCTGTGTGATTTCATTATCAAAATCAACTCTTGGATATAATGAACCAGATAAATAGTTTCCAGGTTTATCACCATAAACTGTAGCATTAGATATATCACCATCTTGAAAGATTACTAATCCAAGATCATAGTTATCTCCTTCATCATCAGTGAATGGACCTAAATAGATGCAATAGTTCCACATCCATTCTTTAGCACTTGGATAATACAGAGGTGCACTGTTTAATAAATTGTTCATTGGTATTAAGGAATTAGTTCTTGTTCAGTGATTGTACATTTTTGCTCTATATAATACCATTCAGGATTAGCAAGCTCAAATGCTCTATGTTTATCATGTAATTCTTCCATCTTATTGACAGCAGATTCATATGACCCATATATACCTTCTATAGATTCAGTTCTATATGAAGCATAGTGCATAGGCTCCATATCATTTATTGTTGTGACAGTTAAAATGTATATTTTCATTGTTATTAAGGATTTGCGGCTGAAGAGCCAATTAAAATATAAGATCATCTGCTCCCTGTTTTATATGAACAGCTTGCTTTGTTACCTCGTTAACTTAGGTGCATTCATCCTCTCAGATGATCTATATTAAGCAAGTTGTTATACAACGTAATTGCTCATTGATACTAGCTGTTTATTGGACCACGATGGGTAAGCTAATAACATTTATACGTTGCATCTTTCTCCACACCAAGTCAGTGACTATACAGTGGCTGGTTTTTAACACAATATAGATGTGAAAGAATATTCTCTACATTGTGTACTAGTATTATTAAATGTGTGAGAAGCTTTATTTGATTTCTCTACTCTCTATTGCTGTATACACGAGCAAATGTATACACTCACACATTATATTATTCTTCTTCTTTAAAGAAAGATAATAGATATAATAGAACATCTTTCTTACCACGTAAGTATTCATATTCTAATTCATATGAACTGTCTTCTTCAAATGTCATAACTAATGTATCTAATAAGTCAAACTTATATAGAACATCTTCTAGTTCTCTTTCTATTATTTCTTTCATAATGTATATGTATTTAAAAGACTCGTGTGAAAGAGCCTATTATTCTTCTTTATATATAGATAAAAGATATTCTTGTAAACCTGAATGACCATATAATGTATCAATAACCTTTTGATCAACATCTTCTCCTTGTTCTTTATATAATCTAAGAGCAACAAGTTTATATTCTAATAGAATGATAAGATCTTCTATATCTATAATAGCTTCTTTTGTACCTTTGTTTATTGTTATATCCATGTTATTGCTATATATATTTCGTTATTTAGTGTTGTTTGTTGTTTGTTAGTTAGACATATTTTATGTGCCTATGTGTACACGTTGATATCATTACACTCACAAAAAAGTTATGCAAAAATAAATTATTGCTGATTATCAGACAGTTATGAAAGAAAAAGTTTTTTTCTCCCTCGTAAAAAGTTTTTATACATTATATATATAGGAGATAAATGTTTTTTTAATAGCCCAACCCTGAACAAGTTCTTCCCACCCTTATATATAATAACATTGGGCCCACGTTAATGAGCCCAATGTGTTATTACATTGCAATAAGGTCTTCAATGTTAATTGCAATTGATTCAAGTTTTCTGTTAAGCATGTCTTCTGTGATTTTAACACGAGTGTTAGACATGTCTTGTCCGCCTTGATTAGAGATTGTGTAGATTACAAGAGGTTTTAATTCTCCTGTTTCTTCGTCTGTTACCATAACAGGCTTACCAAAGTTTGGTGATGTTTCATCACTTTCTATTTGTGGTAACTCAAGGATTGGTAATGATGCAAGATCTTCAAGTTTACTACTCAATTCTGCCTCACTCTTTGAAGCACGTAAACTTTCACTCAATGGACCTGAACAATTAACGTAAACTCTTTGTCCCTTTGCATTATAGATTGCAATAGTAACACGACTTAATTTACCTGTCTTTTCATTAACAGTTCCTTTGAAGTTCTTCTTGCTTGATAGTTCGTGGTAACCATTAACTCCTGCAAATTCTGCAACTGTACCAATAGTTTTTAATGTGCTCTCTGTTTGAGCAACGTCTTTGAATTGTAACATAATGTTTCTGTTTTTAATTAATTAATTTATAATGAGTTATTTACTCCGAATGTAAGAAGGGTTTTGGGATGGAATATTATTTGTTAACAAACCAATATGACACAACGATTTAGCAAGTGATGTGTCACAAGCTGGGGGGATACCCCAACCTCTCAAATTGTATGGGGGGTTTTGATATGGAGTGGTCAACACCCCCACACACATAACAGGTTTCCAAGTTTTGAAAAAAATTTTGGAAAAAAAATTTGGTGCATATTATTTTTTTGTACTACCTTTGGCTGGGTGGGTGGGTATGTCTATATAGATATTTTTTCTATAATATAGCATAGGAGTGAAAATATTTGTCTGTAAAGTGTTGATTGTGAATATTTATTTTCTATCTTTGTCCATAGAATGTCAAAACTAAATTATGGAACCAACTAAAATTATAGTACAAAGACTAAAGAAAGAAGTAGATAGTGACATGGAATTAGCTATGTTATACTATTCTACTCTATCTTCTATAAACAATCTAAACCTAACTGTAAGAGAAATACAACTGATATCCTTTACAGCTATAAAAGGAAACATTACATATGCTAATGTAAGAGAAGAATTCTGTAAGACATATAATAGTACATCTCCTTCTATTAATAATATCATTTCTAAACTTAAGAGAATTGGTATATTTGTTAAGGAGAATGGTAAGGTGAAGGTCAATCCAATTATTGTTATTGATTTCAGTAAAGATTTAACGTTAGAAATAAAACTAGTACATGGAGAAACCAATATCAATGTCAGTGAAGGAGTGGATCATCAAGAAGATGTCCATTAATATGGTGATATCAGAGAAGACACTTGATGCTGTTGTAACACACCAATTTGATTCAGCAAACGATGCTCTTAATATTAATAAGAGTGTTGAGCTATCTGGGTTTGGTAAATTCTATTTCAATAAGAAGAAAGCTCTTACACAATATAATAAGTTATTAGCTATTAAGAAAGCATATGAAAACATGTTATTAGATGAAAAGACATCTGATGTTAAAAGAAACGCTGTAGAACTTAAGTTACAGATAATTGAAACCAGTATTAAAACATTAAAACCAAAAATCGATGAGCCTGGGACAAATATATGAGGGATGGAAGAATCATTTTCTTCCTGAAGAAAGAATGAAAGCTTTCATAGAACATACAAGTCAAGAAAGACTTGCTATATGTCAAGTTTGTGAAGAGCATTCTTCTAATAAGAAAGAATATAAGACATTGAGAAGAGATGCACATTGCACAGATTGTGGATGTACATTGTCTGCTAAGACTAAATGTTTAACGTGTGATTGTCCATTGAAGAAATGGATGGCTACAGAAATGCCTATAGAGAATGTTGACATTACATAAAATACCTTTAGATACGCTCATTGCTATTCTTCAAGATTTGTGGGACACTGGAGCAGATTTTGTTGATATATCAGGAGAAAATAGTAAAGAAGGCGAACAGCTTAAAGACACTATTAAGATAACAATAAAACCTGAATACTTGAGTGATCATAATGAAGAAGATGTAATGGAATTAGAACAAGAAATAGAAATGGATTATTCAGGAGAAGATGATGATGTTGATTCTTCTACAACAGGTTTATCTGAAGAGGACATAAATGATTTGATATGAAAATAATAAACTACCATCGTAAGATTATACAAATACTAGAGCGATTACATAAAGCTCATCCCACTTATAATGTAGGAAAACACTTATCTACAGCATTAGATGGCTCTGATATGTGGGGCATTTCTGATAAAGAAATATTTATGTCTTTACAGAAGTATGAGATAGAACTTAATATGGATGTTGAACATGAAGAGGATGTAGAAGACATCATAAAAGATGGTATGAATTTGGAGAGAACATTGTTCGAAGAGGAGGAAGACTAAAAACAAATACAATGGCAATAAAGAAAACTACATACATAAATACAGAACTTGATTGGGCTGAGGAACAATTATCAAGCTGGAAACAATACGTTGATGCTAATCCATTACATATGTTAAAGGATAGGATTGAGTGGAAACCAACAGCTAAAGGAGGTACAATGCCTATGGTGATTGCATCTATTGAAGCACAAGGAAAGTTTGTTCAAGAGACAATGAAAAACTATCTAGCTCTGTTAGAGCAAGTTGAGAAATTACGTGAGAAAGAAGAAGCAAAGGTGGTGCCTGTAAGAGGTGGTGTTGAATTAGGAAGCATGGCAGAGGATTTCTTAAAAGGACGTAAATAATGGATGGATTACAAAGCATTGACTATAAAGACTGGTTTATCAATCAGAAAAGAGTTCCTCAGAAAGATTCAGAGGAATACAGAGAGTTTTATGCTTTTCATAAACAACTGTGCATTGATGGTTGTACAATGGGAGGAGTTTATATCAATCCTTTTCTATATTGGCATTTAAACTTCTGGAACACAGAAGTAGATGTTATAGATGACCGTGGTAGAATATCACAAAAATATGCCAATCCTTATCTACGTGATAATGAATGGATTATAACAAACGAAATAGATAGAGCACATACGGAAAAGAAAGGTCTAGTCATACTAGGTATTCGTCGTTTGGCTAAGTCAGTAATTGAGAGCTCCTACATAGGTCATGGGGCAACGTTCGATGAGAACTCCCAGAACATTATTGCAGGATTGAATGCTCCCGATATAAAGCTTATTACAGATAAGATTGACAAAGGACTCAACTTCTTGCCAGAAGCGTGGAGATGGCAGAGAGTAGAAGACAATTGGAAAAACCAAGTTACATTAGGGATTAAGACAAAAGCAGGAGAGAGAATCCCCTTTTCTCAAATCCTTATTCGTAACTTAGATGGTGGTAACAATGAAGAGGCAATTGCAGGTACAAAGCCTAGAAGGCTTATTATTGATGAGATAGGTAAGGGTAACTTCTTACGTGGATTACAAGCTGCTACACCAGGTTTTACAACACCATTTGGTTGGGGTTGTAGTCCTATTCTAACTGGTACAGGTGGAGATATGCAGAACTTCATGGACGCAAAGAGTCTTATGTTTGATGTGCAGAATTTCAACTTCTTAGAATACAATAGTGCTAAGGATGAACAAAGAATCCATGGATTATTTATTTCACATAAGTATAGAATGGAAGCTAAAGAAGATTCTACATTAGGAGCTTTCTTAGAACAGCCTGCAGATTCTGAATTACATAATGTAAAGATGTTAGTCTCTAATCAAGAAATAGCAGATAAGATTACAAATGACAATCTTGATAGATTAAAGAAAGCTGGTGATAGACTAGCTTATTTAAAAGAGAAGATGTATTACCCACAAGAAGTGGATGATATATTCTTGAATGAAGATACAAATATATTTGATATTGAAGCAGCTAAACGTCAGAAATCCAGACTGTTAGCTCAAGAAAGAACAGGTACACCTGTTTATTTATATGATGATGGACAAGGAGTGAAACATGAATTTACAGACAAGCTTCCTATATCAAACTTTCCATTAAAGAATTCAGATGCAAAAGATGCTCCTGTAGTGATATATGAGTTTCCAGTAGCAGATCCTCCGTATGGATTATATGTAGCAGGAGTTGACCCTTACAGACAAGGTAAGTCTGCATATTCAAGTTCATTAGGATCTGTATACATATACAAACGTATGCACGCTATATCAGGAGAGAAGTATCAAGATATGTTTGTTGCCAGTTATTGTGCTAGACCAGACAAAAAAGAAACATGGGAAGAACAAGCTCGCTACCTCATTAAGTATTACAATGCTAGAACGTTATGTGAGAATGATGAAATTTCTTTTATAGACTATATGATAGCCAAAGGTGATTCTCATTATCTAGAAAGACAACCAGATTGGTTAAAAGAAATAGTTCCAAACACTACAGTGAGAAGGGATTTTGGAATACATAGATCTTCTGAGAAAATACGAGACTTCCTACATGGATGTCTTAAGAAATATACAGAAGAAGCTATACATATAGAGAAAGATGCTGATGGAAACATTGTATCAGAAATAAAAGGAATGTCAAAGATATTTGATCCTGTCTTATTAGAGGAGATGATCCAGTATAATGAGCAAGGTAACTTTGATAGAATCATTGCTGCAGAGTTAGCTGTAGCATTAGCTATGAAATTAGATCCTATTATGGGAAAAATAGGTGGAGAGGAAGACTCAAGAGTCAAATCAATGTTCACAAAGAACAAGAAAAATACTCTGTTTACAGAAAGCAGAACAATGTTTAACACACCAAAAAATAAATTGTTTAGATAACATGGCAATAATTAGATATACAAAAGACGCTACCATTAGGTATGCATACTTAAACATCTTCCCTGATCAGTTTAAGACAGAGAAGGAAAAACAAGATGAGAGTTGGATCAAGAATACTATGGATTATTTCTCCAACAAAGCATATGCTGAGTATGTAAAGAATAGAGATACATTTGTTAAGAATTACGATCTTATGAAAGGAATCTTACGTATGGAAGATTTCTATCAAGAACCAGAGGTGAGAAGCTTTACAGATGTGCTTACAGCAGATCTTGAACTTCCTGCTTATGTAAAGATGTATTCTATTGTTACCACTCCTGTTAATGAGTTGGTAGGAGAAATATCTAAACGTCCTGATACTTACAGAGTTAAGGCATTTGATGATGACAGTAAAGCAGAAGAATTACAGTTTAAGACTGACACATTACAAAACTTTGTAATGAGTCAAGCTAGACAACAAATTTTGGCAAAAGCTGCAATGGAAGGAGTTGAAATCCCTGATGAAGAATTAGAACAAATGACAATGGGGCAAGTTCAAGATGAGTTAGATAGTTACACATCTGTTGCTGAGAAATGGGCTAACCATATCCTTACATGTCAAAAAGCTGAGTTTAATTTAAAAGAAAAATCTGAAGATGCGTTCAGAGATTTATTGATATCTGCAAGAGAATTTTACCATATATATGAAGACAACTCGAAACTTGGTTTCAACATCGAAGTGGCTAACCCAAAGAACACTTGGTTTCTTACCACTCCTGATAGAAAGTGGATTTCAGATCCCACAGGGAGAGCTCAGGGAGCCTATGCTGCTGGTACAGTACAAGTTATGGAGCTATCGGAGATCATTGAAAGTATTCCAGATCTTACTAAAGAGGAAATTGATCACTTACGAAGCTCTCTCCAAGACTACGGATTAATCAATGTTAGAGAATCTAACCTTGGTAACCCAGATGCTATTCCTGGACAAGATTCTGTAATGTATGACACATTTGACCCATTAGTGTTACAGACACGTATGATCATTGAGTCAGAAATGAAAGAGAATAACGATGGATTAAAAGACTTTTTAGGGCTTACTAATAACGTTAGTTCATTTGGTTATAAATATGTTGTTGTACGTAGTTATTGGATCTCTAAAAGAAAGATAGGTAAGCTTATCTATATTGATGAGATGGGTAATGAACAATCAATGTTAGTTGATGAAACTTACAAATCAGGAACTATACCTACACAACAATCATTAGAATGGGGATGGATCAATGAATGGTACCAAGGAACTAAAATTGGTCCAGACATCTATCACATCAAACCATATAAATTATTAAACTACTGTCCTATTATAGGAACAACGTATGAGGTGAAGAATACAGAGGCTAAATCTCTTGTAGATCTTATGAAACCTTTTCAAGTGTTATACAATGTATGTATGAACCAATTATACAAGCTTCTTGAGAAAGAGGTTGGTAAGGTTCAGTTAATGTCATTAAGACACATTCCTATTCCTAAAGATGGAGATGCACAAGATGCTCTTGACATATGGGAAATGGAAGCACGTAACAGAGGAGTGGTGTTCATTGATGATTCTCCAGAGAATTTAAAAGCTCCTAGTTCATTCAATCAATTTACAGCTCTTGATCTTACACGTACGCAAGAAATACAATCTAGATATACATTAGCACAACAACTTAAAGCTGAATGTTGGGAACTTGTTGGTATGTCTAAACAACGTATGGGATCTGTAGCAGCATCAGAAAGTGCTACAGGTGTGAATACAGCAGTGCAACAAAGTTATTCTCAAACAGAACCTTTATTCATAGCACACGAATATGTTATGGGACAATTATATCAAGCTATTATTGATGCTGCATTATATGTAGAGAGTTCTAAACCTGAATCTACGCTATCATACATTACATCTGAGGGACAATCTGCATTTGTACAAGTAAATGGATCAGATCTTAAATTCCGTGACTTAAAAGTGTTCTTAACTAATAGACCTGAAGATACTCAAATGTTTAATGAAATTAGAGCTCTTTCTCAAGCACTTATTCAAAATGGTGGCACGCTTTATGATGTAGTTGAACTATACACTACTAAGTCTATGAGAGATATGAAAAAAACATTCAAAGATCTTAGAGATAGACAAATTGCTCAACAAGATCAAGCTCAACAACTTGAACAACAAAAACTTGAACAACAAGCTCAACAATCACAAGCTGCATTACAACAAGCTGCTCAAATGGCTCAAGAGAAACAAGCTAATGATGATTATCAAAAAGAACTTGACAGACAATCTAAAGAAAAGATTGCTATTATTCAAGCTACAGGATTTGGTAAAGTGGAATCAGAAGATGTTAATGAAAATACTGTTCCTGATGTATTAGAGATGAGTAGACTTACTCAAGATCAAGATAAAGCATCTAAAGATTACCAAACTAAAATGGCTGACATCCAGTCTAAGAATAAACAAGCTTCTGACAAAATGGCTATAGAGAAAGAAAAAATTGCTGTAGCTAGAGAGAACATGGCAAATGATTTAGCAGTGGCTAAAGAAAATGCTAAGGGCAGAAATAACAAAAAAGGTTAAAAAACTTCTCCTCTTCGGAGGAGAAAAAAATATTAATGCTATATTATCTGAAAAATTGAGCCACATTGGTTCATAACACTTTGATATTAAATAGTGTTGTTATACTTTTACATTAAATAAACCAAACATAAATACAACTACATATGGCTGATAATTTAGAAACTATGGGTAACTTTAGTATTCAAGATACTATGGAAATGGGCATGGGTAATCAAGAACTATTAAATGACTTGTTTTCTCCTGAGACATCAACTTCTAATCCAGAAGATGTTACACCTATTATTAAAGACGCTAATGCTCCTGCTGCTCCTGTAGCACCAGAAGTTAAAAAAGGTAAGGACATTGTTCCTCCTAAAAGCGTTGATGGTAAAACAGATGATGAGAAACTAGATGGACAATCAATGATTGCTGATTTCTTAAGTGATTCTGATGATGATGATGATTCAGATGACACTACACCTGCTCCAGCAGCAAAACCTGCAAAACCTGCAGATGCTGATACAGAAGATATAGATGACGCTGAAGATGGTGCTCCTGAGGGAACACAATTTAGTGCTCTTGCAAATGATCTTTATAAATTAGGGGTATTCACTTCTGAAGATGATGAAGATCAACAACCAATCTCTACTGCAGAAGAATTCTTAGAAAGATTTAATGAAGAGAAGAGAAAAGGTGCAATTGAAACAGTAAACAATTTCATAGGACAATTTGGAGAAGATTACCAAGAAGCTTTTGAAGCCATATTTGTGAAAGGAGTTAATCCTAAAGAGTATTTTGGTGTTTACAATCAAGTAGTTAGCTTTGCTGAAATGGATCTTTCTAGTGAAGATAATCAAGTGAAGGTAGTTAGACAAGCATTAATAGATCAAGGGTTTGAACCTGAAGATGTTGAGTCTGAAATTGAAAGATTTAAAAATTACGGTGACTTAGAAAACGTTGCAACAAAACACCACAAAGTGTTAGTTAAAAAAGAAGCATCTAAGTTACAACAAATGGAATCTAAAGCTGAACAAGAGTTACAACAAAAACAAGCTATTAGAAACCAATATATAAATAACGTGCAAACCATCTTACAAGATAAGGTGAAAGCAAAAGAGTTTGATGGTATTCCTATCAATCCAAAATTAGCATCAGAACTACAAGACTTCTTATTAGTTGATAAATGGAAGACTGCATCTGGAGAAAATCTTACAGATTTTGATCGTGTTATTCTGGATATGAAAAGACCTGAAAACCATGCAATGAAAGTTAAGGTGGGGCTTCTTTTAAAGATGTTAGAAAAAGATCCTACATTATCAACCATACAAAAAACAGGTGTGACTAAAAAGTCTAATCAATTATTTGGAGAAGTTGCAAGACAAGTAGAAAAAGCTAAGATTGGTGGATCTACTTCTGGTACTAAACCTAATTCATGGTTCTTATAACAAAACAAATTAATAATTAACAAAAACGAATAACAAATGGCAATTCAAACAATTCCTGGGTTAACTGGTTTTACTTATGCTCGTGTAGCGTCTATGGACAAACGTGCTGTAGGAAAACTAACAGACTCTAACCACTTAGAGAGTTTTCACTCTACTGAGCCTGCAGATTATGATAAAAAGATCATCTCTTTATATACTCAGAGCTCACTTTACAGTAATGACTTCTTGGACATGATTAACAAGAGCACTCCTTATTATATTGATAATAACAGTGATGCTTGGAAATGGCAAGTAGCAGTTCCTTACAAATTCCCAAAAATTATTGACATTCCTTCTTCTACACAAGATTTAATTGATCTTGGTAAAACAGGTATTGATGGTCAAGAATTCCAATTAGTGTTAGATACTAATGAGTTTTCTAAAAACGCTATCATCTCTGTAGGTACACGTCAATATGGACCTAGATTCTACGTAATCAAAGATCCTATGCCTTGGAATATGGGATTCTTGTACACATTTACATTAGTAACTGACAACCCACAAGTTGATTTCGTAAATCCTATCTTCTTACAATATGGTGTTGAATTAGAATTAGTTGATGCTGCTATTGGTGAATTTGACCAAGACTTATTAGGTCTTCCAAGATTAGGTGAACAAATCACTATGTTCGAATCTTTAGGTTCTGCATATGGATATGAGCACAAAATCACTGAATGGGCTGATGACAAAATGATGAGAGATGCTTCTGGTAAACCATTAGATATCTTAGTATATGCTCCACAAAGAAGAAACCAATTACCTTTAACTCGTAATGATGTTAAATGGGAACCGTTTATCGAATTCTGGATGCGTAAATCAATGTTAGAATTGAAAGTTAAACGTATGATTTGGGCTAAACCAGGTACAGTTAAAACTGGCGGTGGTAAACAAGAATTAAAACGTACATCTGCTGGTGTTTACCACAGAATGAGAAACAATGGTAACTTAGTACAATACAACAGAGGTGAGTTCTCTGCTAACTTAATCCGTTCTGTATTTGGAGATTTATTCTACAGACGTGTGGATGTTAAAGATAGAAGTGTTAAAATGTATACTAATGAAGCTGGATTCGATGTATTCCAACAAGCTTTAAAAACAGATGCATTGAACTCTGGATTAACTTTCATGGCAGATTCTGGAAACAGATATATGCAAGGTGAAGGACAACACATCACTTACAACTTTGCATTTGATGCAATGGTAACTCGTGAGACTGGACGTGTTGAATTAATTCACTTAAAAGAATTAGATTTACCACAATCTAACTTAGAGTTTGGACAAAACAAAAAATCTACTCCAGTATTTATGGTGTTTGATGTTTCTCCAATGTCTGATGGATCAATGGTAAACAACATCCGTGAAGTACGTATGAAGGGTGCACCTTCTATGACTTGGGGTTATATTGATGGTACTCGTCACCACTTAGGTTTTGCTAAATCTCAAGGTATGAGTTCTGCTAATAAATTCCCAGGATACGAAATCTGGATGAAAGATAGATGTGATGTCTTCATTGAAGATTTATCAAGAACTGTGTTGATTGAGGAAATGCCACAATTCTAATAACAAAATTCCGAGAAGATTCCCCTCGCCTCCTCTCCCACCTAAGAGGGGATGATTCTCAAACCTAGTGCCCAACTAAGCATTTGCCTTAGCACCTGCACTTAAAAAAATAAACAAGAGTGTTTGATATGGATAGTATCCATGATCAGGTTCCTTCAATGGGACCACTCTACAAATCGTGTGGTAGAGCAGTTGGTTAGCTTGCTGGACTCATAATCCAGAGGTCGAAGGTTCGAGTCCTTCCCACGCAACTAAAATAAACCAAATATTATTAAATAACTACATTATGGGTAAAACAGGCAAAATTTCTACTATTAAGAGAGAATATAACAATTCTCAATTACAAACTATGGATAGTGGATTATCGCAAAAAGGAATGACAAGAATCCCTGGAACAGGTGTATTCAAATATCCTTATAAAGAATTGGATGGAAAATATAGAACAGGCTTAGATGAGACTGCTGCTTACATTAAAAGAATCCAAGATCCTTTAGAAAGAGAATTAGAAATTGAAAGAGTTAGAGCTCTTAGAACAAAACTTGAGAACGAAATAGGTGATATTGATTTAGGACCTCGTTCATCATTTTGGAACTATGGCTTATCATTATCAACAGATGACCAAACACACGTTCAGTCAGTTAAGTTGTTAGATGGTGATAACTATTTTGATTTATCAGTTCCTTTTCAAGAAATAGCCTTTTCATGGTTGAGAGTACATCCAACTATTGCATCTTCATACCAAGCTTGGGAAAGAGGAGAATATGCTGCAGATACACAATTCTACGTTGTAGATGATGAGATTGAAAATGCAGTGATCTTCAAGAAAAAACAATTAATCAATAAAGCAATTGTTAAGTTTGATAGTATGACTCCTGAGAAGAAACGTAAAGTTGCAAGACTTTTAGGACTTCCAGTTACAGAGGATACAAAAGAAGAAGTTGTGTACAACCAAGTAGATAACGTATTGAAACAAACAGAATTCAAGAATGGTAAGTATTCAGGATTGAATCCAGTTGAAGTGTTCAATAGATTTGCTGACATGAAAGAAGATTTACTCCATATTAAAGATTTAGTAAAACAAGCAACTGCTCACTCAATATATAGAATTAAACCAAATGGTAAAATCTATGAAGGTGAATTTGAAATAGCTAAAGATGAAGAAGATTTAATTAGATTCTTAGCTGATGATGATAATCAAGATGAGTTGTTGATATTAGAAGGCAAATTAAAAACTAAAAAACTAGCTTCTATTTAAGAGGCTAGTTTTAAAAATATAAAAGAATATGATACCAGTAGATAGTTTATTATACAAGATCGATCAGAAACTAAATAAACTATCAACTAATGAGCACCAACAGATTCAGTTAGAAGACAAGATCTTAGCTTTGAATGAGGCTCAGATTAAGTTGATAAAACAAAAAATTGATGGTATTAGTGTAGCTAGTCAATTAGGTCAAGATTCATTTAAAAAACGTTATGAAGATTTACAAAGTCTTATAATGAATTATAATCATCAACCTTTAGATCTTACATTAAAGAATCCTGAATTGAATCAATGGTGTACATATGTACATAATCTTACTCCACAGTATATGTTCTATGTAGATTCATATTTGTTGGCAGATAAAGGAAGATGTAAAGATAGAAAGATTTGGATCAATAGAGATCTTGCAAAGCATGGTGATCTTCAGTTTATATTAAACAATGATCATTATAAACCAAGTTTTGAATATCAAGAAACATTCAACTCTTTATCATCAGATGAGATAAGTTACTTTACAGATGGTACATTTATCCCAACTAAAGTTTACATAATGTACATGAGATATCCTAAATATATAAACAAAGCAGGATATATTATGTTAGATGGGCAACCATCATTTGATCAAGATTGTGAACTTGAATTATATTTAGAAGACGAACTGTTAGATCTTACAGTACAGAATCTAGCAATGTATACTGAAAATGCTTCTGCAGCTCAGAGTGCTCAGTTCAGAATACAAACAAACGAATAAACTTTATTAACATTTAAATAAATTAAAATGGCTGATTTTTCATTAACCACGTTATTCGTGGTTCCAGTAGGGCAAACTGCACTCCCTAGCTCTGGTTCAACACAAAACTTGACTGCAGGACAAGTAGGTATCTTTAAAAGTAATTATGATGTAGCTACTGCTCTTAATATTGCAGCAGCACCATACTTCTATGTTGCTCAAGGTAGAGTAAATACTTATTTACAAGGATCTAAAAGATCTGATAGAATTTCTGGTAAAAACAATGCTGGTTCAGGACAAAACGTAACTGAATGGTACAAAGTATCTGGATGTCCAACTGCTGCTAACCAAATTACTGATGTAACTAATTTCACTGTACAATGTGGAGAAGTTATCACGTTAACTTTACGTGCTCACTCTTCTTATATTGATACATTGTATTTCAATGGTTTCACTCGTTCAGTAACTATTCAAGCTCCTTGTTGTAACTGTGACGATAATCCATGTGCTGATGTAAGTGCTAACACTATCATCAATGAATTGATTTATCAATTAGAATTAAAAGCTCCAGGAAACAATCCTGACAACATTTCTTTCTCTACATTCTATACATTTGAAAATGTAGGTGGAACTATCTTACGTATTACAGGAAAACCATTAACTAAATATGGACAACCTTGTGATGTAGCAGCGTTCCCTTTTGAATATGACAGAATGTCTTTCAGAACATTTGTATATGCTGGTCCAGCTACTACTGCTGACTTTATCGTAGCAGATGCTTGTAACTTTGTTGCTCAACCAATTATCACTCAACGTGCTTCTTATGCTTCTGGTCAATCTGCAGAAATTATCCAATTAGAGAAAAACTTCTACAGCTACCAAGCAGGTTATTTGAAACACCTTTACAGAATGGTTGGATACAATGAGAACTTTGAGTCTTGGGTATCTGATGGTGTAACTTATGATACGTATTATATCAAATTCAACGAATATGATAAATCTGCATATCAATGGGGTGATTATATCATGGAAGATAGCACAGTGATTATTGCTGCTCCAAACTCTGTAACAAGTGGTATTGCTGCTGCAATTGAAACTGTATTAGAAGCTGCTTTAGGAACTGTATTAGATGACAATGCTTGTATCACAACTACAACTACTACATCTAGTGCTCCTGCATCTACTACTACAACTACTTCTACTCTTATCCCTTAAGACTAGAAATAGAAATAATATTTAATAATAACCTATGCCAGAGGGAAGAGGATAACTCAAATTCCTCTGGCATATTTATTTAAAAAAACATGGCAAACTTACAATTAGATATATTAGTAGTTCCTACTTACGATGTTAATACTCTTGGTGTTGCAGATGCTTCTGTATATCCTACAAATCCTCCAGTGGTGTCAGCACCATCTGTTGAAATTGAAATACCAGGATTTGGAACTAAAATTTTACCATTTGTTCCCAACCAATTAAATGTATTCACATCTTCTAATTTAGGAATAACAGAACCTGGTTGTAATCAACCACTTCCTGATGGAGTATATAGAATTAAATATTCAGTTGCTCCTGCATATGCAAATTATGTAGAGAAGACAATATTACGTGTTGAAAAACTTCAAGAGAAGTTTGACAATGCTTTCCTTCAATTAAACATGATGGAATGTGACAGAGCTCTTAAAACTCAGTCTAGTGTACAATTAAATACAATCAACTTCTTTATTCAAGGAGCTATTGCTGCAGCTAATAACTGTGCAGAATATGAATCAAACACATTATATGCTCAAGCAGATAATATGTTAAACAACTTTTTAAAATCTAACTGTGGTTGTTCTGGTAACAATTACCAATTAAACTTTTATTAATTATGGCACAATGTTCAAGCTGTGGAGCTAAAGTGGGGTGTGGTTGTCAATTAACCAATGGGCTATGTGCACATTGTGCAGCTAATCCAAATAAATAAAAATTAATTATGTTATCACCAAGACTAACTAATTGCCCAGAATGTGCAAACATTCCTTCTTTACTTAGAAAAATAGATTGCAAGTTAGCAGAACTTGGCAACAACTTATACAACAATATTTCATATATGTTGAATAAACCTGTGCCTGGTGGTGACATACTTCAATTAATAGGATATAGAAGAATATTACAATATAAATATATAAACCCAAACTACGCTCATAAATACTCAGTAAATATGATTGCTAGTAGAGTGATAAGACTTACTGCAGGATGTGTAAGTAGATGTAATGAACCAGCACCTTGTTTAGAAGTTCCTTGTGATATTACAATTGTACCAAATCCTACAACAACTAGTACAACAACAATAGCTTAAATCTTTTAAAATAAATAATATGTCCAATTGCTCAAATTGTTATAACGGATGTACAGAGATTGTCTCTGACAGATGTGTTAAATATACAGGAATAGATGTTCCTGTCCTAGGAATACAAACAGGTGATTCTTTATCATTTGTAGAACAAGCATTGATTACATTCCTTACATCTACATTAGATGGTACAGGAATTAAAATTAATCTTGGTGATACAGTGGTGTGTACTCTTGTACAACAATATCTTCCTACATGTGGAGATCTTACTATTGTAGATATATCAAAAGCTCTTATACAAGCTGCTTGTGATCTTCAAGAACAAGTTGATGCAATTGATGCAGATCTTGCTACATTGAATGCTAATTATACAATTGGATGTTTGACAGGTGTTACAGCATCTTCAGATACACATGCTATTGTACAAGCTGTTATAAATAAACTATGTCAAGTACAAGTTGATTTAACAGCATTAGCTTTAGACTTATCTACTAATTATTCTAGTAATGGTGCTGAGTTAAATG